AAAACATATGGTGTAACGTTTCCTTTTAGGGATTCATTTGACGGAAAGTATTTAGATTTATCTGATTACGAGGATGAAGAAATCAGAAATAGTTTGATTCACTTACTTTTAACAAGAAAGGGTTCAAGATATTTTTTACCTGACTTTGGAACACGTCTTTATGAATTTATATTTGAACCTTTGGATGGTCCTACATTTAATCAAATTGAGGCTGAGATAAGGGATTCGGTTAGAACGTATATACCAAACTTACAAGTTAATAAAATATCGGTATATCCTGCAACTGATGATGAATTGGGAGGGGTTAGTGAAACTAAAACTTTTGAAATGCCAGGAAGGTCTTCTGTTGAATATACCGCTAAAGTAAAAATAGATTACACAATTACTAGTAATGTATTTAATTCTAGTGACTTCATAATTATAAATTTATAACAAAAATGGCTAATAAGCAAATTTCATATACTACAAGAGATTTTCAAAATATCAGACAAGAGCTGATTAATTTTACAAAAACTTATTATCCTGAGTTAGTAACAAATTTTAATGACGCTGCGATATTCAGTGTATTCATGGATTTGAATGCTGCGGTAACTGACAACCTTCATTATCATATTGATAGAAGTTTACAAGAAACAGTATTACAGTACGCCCAACAAAGGTCTTCAATTTATAACATTGCAAGAACTTATGGATTAAAGATACCAGGACAAAGACCGTCTGTTGCACTTGTTGAATTTTCAATTACAGTTCCAGCACTTGGGGATAAAGAAGATTTAAGATATTGCGGAATATTGAGAAGGGGAAGTCAAGTTTTGGGGGCTGGACAAGTTTTTGAAACTGCTGATGATATAGATTTTGCTGCAAATTATAACAGTAGTGGATTTCCAAACAGAAAAGTAATTCCAAACTTTAATGCAAACAGTCAGTTGATTAACTACACAATTGTAAAAAGAGAAGCGGTAGTTAATGGATTAACTAAAGTGTTTAGAAAAAGTATAGGGGATGCTGAGTCTAGACCTTTTTATGAAATATTTTTACCTGAAAAAAATGTTTTGGGAGTTACAAGTGTTTTACTAAAAGACGGAACAACCTATACAAATGTTCCATCGGCTCAAGAGTTTTTAGGTTCTGCAAATAGATGGTATGAAGTACAGGCACTTGCTGAAGACAGAATATTTATTGAGGACCCTACAAAGGCATCTGACACACCTGGTATAAAGGTTGGTAGGTATATACAAACAAATGATAGATTTATTACTGAGTTTACACCTGAAGGTTTTAGTAAATTAACTTTTGGTGGGGGTAATGTTTCATCAGACGAACTTCTAAGGGATTTTGCTAGAAACGGAACGCCGTTAGATTTATCCAAATATCAGAATAATTTTTCATTAGGTTCCACTTTAAAGTCAAATTCTACTTTATTTGTACAATATAGAATTGGAGGAGGACTTGGAACAAATGTAGGGGTAAATATAATAAATCAAATTGGTACGGTAAATTTTAATGTAAACGGACCCTCAACGACTACAAATACAAATGTAGTCAATTCATTAGGGTGTACTAATGTTACTGCGGCTATTGGAGGTGCCGGTGTACCAACAACTGAGGAGGTTAGATATTACACTACTTTTAATTTTGCTTCTCAAAATAGGGCGGTAACTATTAACGACTACGAGGCCATACTTAGAAAAATGCCGTCTCAATTTGGTTCACCGGCAAAAGTTGCAATTACTGAAGAAGATAATAAAATTAAAGTGAACATCTTATCTTATGATAGTAATGGAAAGTTAGTTCCTGTAATTTCTGATACTTTAAAGAGAAATATTGCTAACTATTTATCTAATTATAGAATGATAAATGATTACATATTTGTCACATCGGCTAACGTGATTGATTTATCATTTGATGTATCTTTAGTTTTGGATGCTTCACAAAATCAAGGAGTTATAATTTCAAATGTCATAGTTAGAATTTCAGACTTTATGAGTCCTGTTAATAGAGAGATGGGGGAAAACGTTAATATATCAGAACTAAGAAGAATAATTCAGTCTGAAAACGGTGTTATAACTATATCTGATATTTCAGTCTATAATAAAGTAGGAGGAGTATATTCCTCCTCTGAAACTTCCCAAAGATACTCTGACCCTACAACAAGAAAAATCGAATTAATAGATGATACAATTTTTGCAGAGCCGACACAGATTTATCAAGTTAGAGTTCCTGGTGAAGATATCATTATTAGAGTTAAAAATATGTCCTCAGTGAACTTCTCGTAAGGATTCATCATTTATTTTTTTAAAATTTTACTTAAACTATTTATAAAAAAAATAGTTATGCCCAATTCTTTTAGAGTTCGCACGCAGTTAGGTGCGAATCGAACGATACCTGTAAAATTAGACCAAGATTACGATTCATTAGAAATATTATCTTTAGCGATTTATCCTAATAATGTTTACACAAGAAGTTGCTCTGATTATGGAGTAATTTGTGGAAGAGTTTTTGCAAACAAAGGATATGGTGTTGTTAACGCAAGAGTTGCTGTTTTTATACCAATAAGTCCTGATGATGAAAGTAATCCGTTAATTTCAACATTGTATCCTTATAAAGGATTTGAAGATTTTAATGAAGACGGATATAAGTTTAATTTATTACCTTATACTCCTTCACACTCTGGTCACGTTGCTGTCGGTACTTTTCCTGAAAGAATTGATGCTTTAACAAACCCAACAGTTGTTGAGGTGTACGATAAGTACTATAAGTTCACCGCAAAAACAAACGATGCTGGAGACTATATGATATTTGGACTTCCATTGGGTCAACATGATATTATTATGCAAGTTGACCTTTCAGATATTGGTGAATTTTCATTAACACCTCAGGATTTGATAAGAATGGGTAGGGCAACCGAATCCCAAGTTAATGGAACAAAATTTAAATTTTCAGAAAACTACAGTGAATTACCTCAGATAGTTACACTAAAAAAAGTTGTTCAGGTTTCTTCATTTTTTGGGCAAGATGGAGTATGCCAACACTTTATAACAAGAGCAGACTTTGACTTAACTTCAGAAGGTGGAATAGAATTCCAACCTACGGCTGTTTTTATTGGTTCTATGTTCTCAAGTACCGACAAAAAGAAGTTAAAGAAAAGATGTAGAGTGCCTGCCAAACAAGGGTGGCTCTGCGATTTAATTACAGGTCCAGGGCAAATTGAAACAATAAGACAGACCATTTTTACGGATAGTACAGGAAGACCAGTTCTTGAGAATTTTAAACTCCAAAATGACGGTAAACTTATTGATGAAAATGGTACATGGATGATTGAGTTACCAATGAATTTGGACTATGTATACACAGACGAGAATGGGATTAGAAGAGTTTCTCCTGACGGTAAAGTTGGGGTACCTGTTAGAGCTAAATATAGATTTAAAGTTAAATGGCAACAGTCTCCGTCGTTAAGTGAAGAAACAAAAAGAGCCTATTTTCTTGTACCAAATATTAAAGAACATGGGTGGATAAGTGAAGGACCAGATGCTATGATTGAACCATCTGACGACCCTAACAGCGAACTAAGCTACCTATCGATTCCAACTGTCACCATTAATATCCCACCAACCCCACCATTAGATGGGGAAGAACCAAGCACAGGACCATTTATATTTACGATTCCACCAACAAATGATTATTACTATAATGTAGTAAACACAAATAATATTGAGTCTTATACGATATTAGTTGATGGTATAGAAAACCCTGACTATTACAATACAATACCAATGCCTCAGTTAAGTGCGAATACCGTTGTAATAAGGTATAATTTAATTGATGCAACTATTGATGATATATCAATAAGTTTTAAAGCGTTAAATACCTCACAATATTTACAACAATGTTCTTACGCTTTTAGCTTGAGTTGGCCGGATTACGGTAACGATGGAATGATACAAGAAGCCATAAATTGTGAAGACAGATTTTACGAGTTTCAATATAATAAGGTATATACAATATCTCAACTTTTAGATAGATACACTAATAGATTATTTCCGCAAAAATCAATACAAGTAAAACACATATTGGATGACAACTGTGAGGGGGAGTATAATACGTTCCCAACTAATGATGTGTATTATAGATATAATTTATTATTCATTTTAGCAAATGTCATTTTGAGTATAATGAAATTTGTATTCTTATTACTTGTTGTATTTCTTCACGTATTAGCATTTTTGTGGCCTGTTTTTGCAATCATAATAACAATTGTTTGGGCTATTCAAACTGTTGTCTATAAAATATGTAAATTTTTAAGAGACAAATTGAGTTTTAATTTAGATTGTAAGGAACCTAAAGATTTGAGTGACCTACTTAAAAATCCATTTAAAAACGTCAGACTACCTTTATTTTTATACACTGAAGATGGATGTGAAAGATGTAGATGTAAAGTTGTTGACCAAGATTTAGATGAAGAAAGTAATACAACTTTTTTTGAATTAAATCAAAATTTAACCCAATTAGATGAGGGTAATGTGTCTAGTTTGGCCGATTTAAATGATGTCTCGTCTTTCACTTTAACGGCAACAACATCAGGATTTTATACTGTACCTAATGGGTATGTACCAACATCTAATTATGGTGCTGGAAGTAATGGTAATGTATTTAACTCAGTAGAATACACCGATGGATTAGGGGCAGTTGTTGCAGGTAATTCCGCGGCGGCTCCACTAATAAGAAAGATACCTTTTTGGAGGGGAAGCATTTTTGGTGCAAATGTTGACTTATTTTCAACATCATTACCTATTGCTGAGAAATTAAATTTATTTAACACTAAGGCTAAATATTTCGACAATTTAACAACTCAATATGGTACTAACAATACACCAAGTCCCGGTAACGTTGGTTGGAATCAGGTTTATGTAACAATAAATCCTGATGAAAACGATTACGAAGATTTTTATCATACAGATAATTTATTGGTATTATTAGTTGACTCAACTGCATTTACAAGAGGTACTATTATTACGTTCCAAGACCCAAATGAATCTACTGACGTTAATAATAATAGTCAACTTTTTGGTACTGGTAATTTTTCTGGTACGTCAGGAGTTATTTTAGAACCTGAATCTTACACAGTAAGATACGCAAATCCTGATGTTACAAGTTCAGAACCATTGTTAACTACCATATATAATATGGATGGTGCGTATGGTAATGGGTTACCTGGATTACAATTTTCCGACGGGTCTAGACCAGGAAGAACCTGCTATCCATCAGACATTGAATACTATCAGGTAATTCAAGATATGACATATGCTGAGTTTTTATGTATTTCAAGCACAGGAGAAAATTGGTGTGATAGTGGATTTGATACACCATCAAATACTAGTGATAGAAGATTCTCACTTCCATGGAGATTTATGAGGTCGGACAGACCTATTACAAATCTATTGGCTGACCTCGAAAACTACGTTCAACCCACCTCAGATAATTTGATAGCATCGGCTCAACCTTCTGCCAGTTGGGCTAATGCGACAATAATTAATAGAACTTATACCGCTCCGAATCCTGGATGTCAGCAAGCTTGTTGGAATGAAACAACGCATATTTTGGGTCAAGTAAGTCCTTGGAATCAATTTTTAGATAGAAATCCAGATGTAAGAGTGATTTTTGTACAAAGAGGGGTTGACATTAATTCTCCTTTTGTTGAACAAAGATTTGATTTAAGGAGATTTTTTGGTATAGCACCTGTTGATTGGACCGCCGACCCAATTATTAATGGAAACAATATTAGTCAATATTGTGTGGTTCAAGCAAGATTCAAACTTAATCAACCTATTTTACCAGGAGGTATTATAACAAACGGATTTAATGTTTTTGAAACTTCTGGATGGAGGATGAACGGGATTGTAAGGAATTATTTTGCTAACGGTACCCCAAATGTATCAAGTGACTACCAATTTTTAGCAGTTCTTGGTCAAACAGTTACACAAACAAATGGACCTGATACTGACCAACTTGGTCCTTTAGTTAAATCAACAAGTTCTTTTGTTGATGATAATGGTATTTTTGATGAAAATACTAGAATTTTAACACCACAAGAAACTGGAGAATACTCAATAACAGTTTTTCTTCGATTTAGCGGAAGTTTTTTCCAAAACGGAGGAGTACAAGTTATTTTAAGAGATTACACTACGTCTACTAATCTTGTACTTAGTACCTTAGATACACTTGCTTTAAATTTAGTACAGGGACCATTTAATGATTATATTGTTGATTTGATAGAAGGTCACGAATATAGATTACTTGTTGCTAATCTTTTAGTTGGTGGAGATGTTACCTATTATGCCGATGAAAATGAGTGGGTTACAGATAATCCTAATGGGTTAATATTACCTAAACACCATTTGATTACCGACAATGAACAACAACAAATATATTTCCCAAGTCAGTTTTATAGGTTTAATAATGATTATGTTTCTTATGATACAACAATGCCTACCTATTATTCGGCACTTGATAGTGAAACAGTAATTTGGGGTTGGCAAGAAGGAATAAGGTGGAGACCTCAAGCATTTTTAGATTTAGCACAAAATGGAATTGAATATGATAATGGTTTTGCGGTGATTTCAGAAGAAAACGGATTTAGAGCTCTTATAGGGAGAGCCTCAGACGACGATGATGGATATCTATATATACCTTGCCACAGTAGTAATATGGGATTGTCAACTGCAGGGGCCTTTGAAAATAGTAAAATTTGTGGAGACGCTATCCAAGCCGGGGAAACTGGAGGCCAAAACTATGTTTGTGAGGGTAATGATAGATGGGACGATGCAAATCGACTTACCGCTTGTCCTGGTTGTTGTAGATATAGAGAAAATTTACGTAATGATGGTTTAACTTATCATCAGTTGACATCAAATGCTACTAAAAGAAATCTAAGCGGATATCAAAAAGGTGAGTATGTTGAGGGTGGCTCCGCTTTGGCGGTTGATTTTATCGGGAACACCGACTTTTATCAAAGAGTATATTCTACTACAAGTAATTGTTTCTATGAAGACCCGGAGGGGCAACCTCCACAATGGGGGCCAAATGAAGGAGACCCATGGGAGGGAGGAGGTAATTGTGAAGGAGGACGTGGAAGTAATAATAGAGATAGACAAACTAGACAAATAACATGGAATAATGTACAGTATATTTCTCCTGTCTATGCAGTTTTTCCATCTGATGTTCCCCCACCTGGTGTCGATATACCCGAAAATCAATGGTATGTAAACCCAAACCATTATGTTACAATGAGTAACAGATTTTATCAAGTAATGAGAACTGATAGGTTACCAAGTTCTACTGATATTCAAGAAGACGGTAATGGTAATGGATATTTGTTACATCAAAATGGAGGGTTTTCAATGTTCATAATCGGCAATTGTGACTATGAACAAGAAGGTGGAGGAGAACTGATTACACCTGTTTTTGTGGACTTGGATTTTGATGTAGTACCTGGAGGTGCTGATGGACCAATTGCGAATGTTGCGGCTTCTTTAACAAACTGTGCAGAAGCTGTCGACTTAAATAGTTACTACACAGACGCTGATGAGAATCCTGCAATACAACCTGGTGGGGATGGATATAGTTCAGAACCGGCAACAGGTGCGGATTGGTTATGGTTTGTTAGAGGAACAGGATGTTATAATGTAGTATCGAAACCTTTAAGGTCCTTATTTTTCCATGATGTGCCAGCAGGTGCAGGTAATCCTGACCCAGGAGGAGTACAAAAAAGATATTCAGACTTTGCAACAGTTGTTGAATGGATACAAAGACTTAAACTTACGTTTTCATTATGTTTTGATGTTTACTCACACACGTTTTCAAACAATTGGATTAATGGTACTCTCTACGCTTTTGCATTCCAAAATGCAACTAGATTTGATTCACAAAATAGACCAACAAGAAGTTATTGTAGGGATACGATATATTTTCATGACCCTTTGAATAATTATTATTATCGCTCAAGTCCTTGGGATGGAACCAATTTTGTAGGAAGACCAAGGTATTTATCTTCCGAAGAAAGAGTAATAGGTAACGTAAAAAATTTATTGTTCCCTACAACTTTAATCGATTTAGGGCCAAAGGCTGGATTTATACAAGAATTAGTGTATTCTGATGATTATGATGGATATATTGTACCAAGAATTCCAACATCCACCTTCCAAGATGTAACTGATATATTAAATCTTTTTGTACTTAGTAGACTTGTTAATACTTCCTTCATACAACAATTATTTCCTTTACCTGATAATAGCGGAAATGAACAAGGAGGAGATGACCCAAGTGTTGGAGCATTTTTCAAAAACTCAAGATGGCAAAATGGACAATTATTTTTCTCAGGACTGTTACCTGGCCTTGTAGATGCGGATTATAGCCAGATGATTTCGATTAATTCTGAATTTGGGGTAAATGAGTTTTCACCTGAAAATTATACAAATAATGATATAATTTTTGCCGAAGATACTGTCACTCCTACTTATCCATACTTTGGTATATTCTTCAGTGGAGACAATCAACTTAGAGATTATATTACACCAAGAAGAACTATTTGGAATGCTAATGCTCCATTACCACCGGCCGCCTCTGGATTTACCCAAATTGCGGTCAAGACACAGGTTGTACCGTTTTACCAATGGAACGTGTTTCATAATTTGGATTCTCCACAAAGTTTGTTTGGGACTCAATCAAATAATTTTATTACAAATTTCCCATCAACACCTACATATGTAGACAGTCCAACTTTCCCAAATGGATTTTTTGCACATGGTTACCAAACCCTTGATAGATTTGGACCAAGTTCGGAGTATTTCGTACCTGGTGTTAATAATACTTTCTACTATAAAGGATATTTAATTAATTATAGTGCGGGAACAGATAGTGACGGAAATCCTGTTGTAATTGCTGTTAATAGAATACCTTCAGGTACTAGATACAGATATACGTTTGGAGCTCCGTTTCACTTCTATTTCGGATTAAAACAAGGTGCAAGTGCCATGGATAGATTTATACAAAAATATGTTGACACAAATATAATTTATGAGTGATTTAGGTAACATAACTTTTGTAAAAGGAAGTCTAAGATATAAAAGAGCTCCCGAAGTTCCTGTTCAGATTACCGCCCCGCTATCTGGAAAAATTAAGGAATTAGACGAATATGAAAGGAATATAACAATTGACCTAGCTGAGGTCTATGACCTTGAAAGACAAAAATCAACATTTTTTGCACCGTCATGTAAATTCCAATTAATTTTTGCAAACACATACAGTGGAGCAACTCAAACTCCTGACAATCCTTATCCACCATTTAATAATAATTTATATTATATAAATCCCGAGTCAACAAAATTATTACAAGTCGTATCAAGTGTGACACTTGCTTGGCCAGGACTACCTCAGTATAATGAATTTAATTTTATAAGAACTGATATGGGTGTTGAAGGTTATACTACAGGAACTGGACGACATATTACTGGATTACCAAGAGACGTTACCAACTATAATTGGAGATTTTATTTAAGTTACCCAAGTTACAGTAACCCATTAAAAAATATGCAATATGATTTTTTGGACGGGACTATTTTTGATTGGCAACCTTTCTACGGATTACCATATCAAATGAACTTAGTTAGTATTGAGGGTAAAACTTTTTGGCAATTTACTTGTCCCGTAAAACATAATTTACAAGTTGGTGAATACGTTAATTTAACAAATGTTACAATAATTGACGGACAAGGAGTACCTGTCACAAATGGGGGACTCTTTGAAGTGTATAGTTTGGGAAATGGGTTTTTTAATTCAGAAGAAAAAATATTTAATATAGTTGATACAGGAACCCCCCAAAATGTTTCAACTTTTGAAGATGGGAAAAAAGGACAATTTTTTAGAGTTATAGATGCGGATAATCCCATTGAATCTCAATCAAGATATTATATAAGAGAGCATACTATTTTAACAAATGTTAATGACTCTATTGTAACTAATTCAGGATTTGAACAAACTGCTTTTAGAACGGTAAAAAAATGGGAATCAGGAGACCTTACACCAAATCAAGAGTCGAGAATTTCAATTAAGGAAGATTCACAATCTTATAATGTATCATTTAATAGTAGTATAAATATTGCAACATTAGTTGACAACTTGAACAGACCTTTGTCCGAATTGTTCGTAACAGTTGTAAATAGAGGATATTTTGGGTATTTCAATCCACCAACTCAAGCAGGAAATGCTTTGAAGGAAGGGTGGGGATTCAATTTGGGTTCAATAAGTAGTTCTTGGTGGGAAAGAGATAATTTTTTCTCTGATACAAATATATTAACAAGTTCTTACACTATTGGAACTAGAGAGTTTTTCTACAACAATGATTTGGTTCCAGGGGATTTATTAAATGGAGACCTATGTGAGTGGAATGATATAACACAAACAGAAACAGTACTTTCTGATTGTTACCATAAATTTGTATTTAATCAAGAAATTTTTAATATAGGTAGTAGTCTACAAAACCCGTTGGGATATTATTACAAACCATTCTTTCCTCTACAAATAAAAGACTATGGGGATTATATAGAAGAAGGTGACCCTGCAACAGTTGATGGAGTACCGAGTTATGCTTTCTTTTCCCAATACTTAAATAGGTTTTTATGGAGAGATATTTATCCTTATGGGTACGTTGACTCAGATGGAAACGGAGTTAACTTTCCATTTATGAATGGAAGACACTATCCCTATGATAATTTTATATTCAGGATAATTCCTGAAGGAACAAATATATTAAACATAATAGATGTACAATTACCAACGATAGATGGATGTGAATAAAATAAAAATATTAGAATCGATTGGTAACAAAGAAATTGTTGTTCCTATAAGTATAAATCCTGATTTTTTGGATAGGGAATCTGCTATTATACAAGAAGAACAAAATATTATTGAACAAATAATTGGGACACCAACCAACTACGAACTATCAAGGTATTCAAGAGCTAGAAATACCGCAGGTGATACCTCACTAACCTACGTATTTAATTTTACAGAAGACGTTACCGTTCCCGCTGAAACAAGTTACTTATCTAAATTTACCGATAGTCAGGTGAGATTTTTTACTGACGCATTTAGAAACTCATTCTTTAAGTTAGACTTTTATGATTCACTAGACCCTAAAACTCAAAAAAACTACCTGACAATCATATTGCCAACAAGAATGAGTAATACTTTAGAAGAGAATGGGTGTGAAGAATATGAGTTTGTATTTGATACAGTTAGTGACCCTTTGTACCCAAATGAATTAAGATATACTGATTGTTGTGGACTCGAAGTGACTGTAGTTGGTAATGGTGCGGTTGGAGGTAATCCAGCAACTGTTGTTAGATTTTGTACCAAGATTGGAACACCTGTTTACTTCATACGAAGAAGAACAAATGCTGAGGGGGTTGTAACAGAGACCGAATTAGTCGTAAACTTAAATCAAAGTACATTGAATTATTTAATATTTTTCTTAGGTAATTGCCGATGTGAAAGTGGGTTACTTGGAGCATCGAGTTCAAGACCCTTGTCGATACCCATAATTGCCACAGACTTTAACAGAAACCAAGAAGGTTTTTTTCTACATTGGTTTGAAGATAGAAGTCTTTTGAATATAGATAATTTATACATGTCTGCAAAGTTTTTTGATGCTAGTGTAGGACAATATATTAAATTCATAGTTAATGACCAAACAAGTTATACCAATACCTACAGAATCCCAAATCAGGATTTTTATTACAGGGTGGGAATTGATTATGTGAATGACGAATATTCTGTTTTTCTTACATCAAATGGTAGTTTTGTGGACACCCTTAATTGGTATGAATATAAAAACCCACCAATTACACTATAATGGAAACCTTTAAAATTAAAATATCACCAGAGGTACTTAAAGGGGATTTGGGTAGTACAAATTATAGCGGCCAAACTATTGGATTTTATAGTGGAATGTCTGATGTATTATCGGCCGGTACTATAAATTTGGGAACATGGTCTACACAACCTATTATGGGTACTCCTGGCACATTAGGGGCGGGGGCACTTCAGTTTTTAGGACCAAATTCAAATCTTATTTATATAAATACGGTCGGGTCTAATGGGTACAATTGGCAAAAGTATCTTATGTCTATTTTGCCTGGTGCAATAATTCAGATTACGGCGGAAGGCACTACCTACACATTTATAAAAAATAATCAACCACCAAATATATACCAACCAGGATTTGAATTAATTGGTATAGTTTTAACAGATTTTGTTGGATTATACGTTATACCCTCCGGAGTAACTGAAAATATTCCCTATGATATAGATGTTAATCTTACAATTATACAACCAAACACCTCACAGTTAATTGATTTATCTATACCTGTTTTATTAAAACAAGACTATGAAGATATTGGATACTATTCACCATTTGATGGATATGTTTCACAATTATCTGAAGAAGTTAACTTTACATTTAGTGCGACCACATTGTTACCATATAGATATTGTATTTATAATACTTCTAACTACAATTTAAACTATTTCCAAAATGCGGTATATACAGTTGATTGGGGAGACGACTCCATAATCCAACAAGTGGAGGTAGTAATTCCACAAAGTTTTTGTCATGTTTACCCAAACATTGGAGTTAATAGAACATACACTATAACTTTTTCAGGTGTAAATTCGGTCGGGTCCTACTCAGTTACTAAGAACGTTGAGGTACCTTATACTAATATTACACCCACAAACCCATATGGGTCGGTTAATTTTATTTCTAATGGAGGCTCGTGGAGTGCAACACCATCAAGCCAAAACTACATCTATAATTATGATTCTATTAACACCGTTGAAGGTCAAGTTAGTTCAAACTACGTGAGTACACCTTTTATTGTTTCAGGATTTACCCAATCAAGACTTAATGAATTAAAAGTTTACGGACCGCAACCTTACATACTTAACTTAAATAGAATTTTAAGCGATGGAACAGAAGGGTATGTCGTTTCCCAAACTCCAGAGTATACGGAATATATAATTAATGAACAAACCTACATTGATTTTGCAAATGGAACTACAGTATTTGTAGTGCAATCAGAAGGTTTTACAGAAAATACAATTACTGCAACAACTATTACAAAATTTGAGTACTTGATGAATGTAATTGAACAGCCGGAAATACAATCAAATGTATTTATTGAAAGAGGAAAGTATTCTGGTTTGGAAAATTTCAGAAGAATTGGTGATATTAACAACACTGGGGCTTTAAGAACATATGGTTATGGTTTTTTTGATGTTAAAGTATATAATGAAGTTTAATAAAATTTATAAAAAATAAAAAAAATTGGCAACAGGTAATTACGGAACAGTTAGACCCGCAGATGTTAGTCCCGAGGACGTGGATATAATCCTTCATTATACACCATCAAGAGACGAAACTACTAACTTTACTCTTACAAGATTGGACTCTGCTCAATATTTAAGACCTTACTATAATAATAGTAATATTGGAGGTAGTACTGCAGAACTTTTGGGTGGATTATATAATTTAACACTTCCGGCAAATGAGTTTAACGCTCTAGGAATTTATACAATATATTTCAGACCTGCTCAAATCAGGACAATTATAAATGATTGTGGAGTTTTATCATCTTCACCAAATATAAAAGGAATTATAATTAATTTACAAGATGTACCCTCTAACTATAGAAACAAGTTTGTTAATCAAGGACTTGTTGGATTTAGAGTGGAATATTTGAATTCTGACGGAACTAAAATTCCAAACTTCTATAGAATAGTAACATCAAACTTTTTTTGTGAACCAGTTACTCAAAACTTAACAAATACAATACAAAAGGCTGTAAGATATAGATACTCAGATGGAACGACAAATCTTATGTTTTGCACATTAACCCCATCATCTTCACCAACGACTAGACCAAACGCAATACCCTTCATAGGCTCACCAAGTCAATCAATAATAATTACAAATACTTTTTTTAATCCAACAGTTGTCGAGGTTGAAATAGTTGAACATGATGCTTCAACACTTGCAATCGCACTTTATGGAAACCAAACTAAGTCAATTGAGGATGGAATATATACTATTTATGACTCTGATAATAATATCTACAGACAATATAACTTATACGTAATAAGAGACCAATTCAACGAACTCCTTTACGAGGTTAGACAAGATAGAATTGATAATATTGATTTCAGTAAAAATTTCCAAAATATAATTTCACAAGGATAAAATGAGTAATTACAGTTGTCCTCCACAAAGGAGAAGTTCCGAAGGGTTTTATTTTGAAAACATAGTTGGATTACAAGTAGTCCAAGGAGGGGGGTTAACGCAAGGAAATTTTCAAGTTACAACAACTAGCAATGAAAAATCAGATAGGTTTTTTGATACTGGAATCTTCTCAGGACCTATTACTCTTAATAATTTAAACATAAGTTCAGTTGCTCAGGCTCAAAAAATTAATGACGTAAACTTTAAAATCTATCCAAACTTTGACCAAACTGACGTTTTAAATTTTGTATCTTATGGACCATTATCAAAAAGATTTTCTGCGGCGGTTTTAAATATAATTAATTTTTTTCCAGCGGCAATTGAGTCAACATCAATTAGACAAGACTATTCGGTAGGTAACACCGCTTTCAATATTATTTATGATAGTCAAGAAAATGTTACCTATCTTTCTTTGGATGCTCAAACTTTGAGGAATCCATTTAGTATTGATTTTACAATTAATGCAACAAGAAATATAAATTCTCTTGGGTATGATGTTTCAAAATACAGAAACTTCAATTCTAATTTTACAAGCTATTATTTATTCACCCCAAATGATTCTTATAGAATTATAGATATGACCGGTACCACCTCAATAAGTGCTGGTACATTATATCTATTAGTAAAGGGTAACGTTTTTAGTGGGGTTACTACAACAACAGATACTTTAGTAATAAGACCAAACAATTTTACGGTAAATGAGGTTTTCAATTTAGAGCTTGATGAGGTTGAGGAGCTATTATTAAACAGATTTTCTTACCCTATTTATACTTCTAAATTTCAAGTTTTAACTGAAGGGGACGACGGAAATGATTTTATAAAATTACAAACATTAACATGGCCCTTAGACGGTGTTTGGAATATAGACATTAGAACACCACAGTTTACAAATTACATTCAAAAATTAGAACAACTTGGAAGTAGATTTGATGAATATGAAACAGATTTAATTTCTCGATTCTATACGACTGAATCTTTAAAGGAGTTTGATACTTTAGATAAAAAAGTACAAAAAACATTTAAGATTTATGGAAGAAGTTTTGATGAAACAAAAAAATATGCTGACTCTATATCCCATATGGTTTCAGTTAACTACAATATAGGTAATGATATTCCATCAAAATTATTGGTGAATTTAGCCGAAACACTTGGATGGGATACAAACATATCCCCAATACAAAGCGATTCTTTTTTGTCAACACTTTATGAGACAAGCGAAAGTCAATTTCCAGGAATGGCTAATTCGATGCCAACAGATGAAATTGAGTATCAATACTATAGAAATTTAATTTTAAATTCGGCGTATCTTTTTAAGTCAAAGGGAACAAGAAGGGCTATAGAGTTTTTGATGAGTAATATAGGAGCCCCTGAAGCCCTATTGGAATTCAATGAGCACGTGTATACTGTCGGAGGTAAAATACAATTATCAAGATTTGAACAGTTGTATAGTACAATTACTGGAGGAACGTATACTTCTGAATTACCAGTACTTGACCCAAATAATGTTTACCGATTTAATGGGGCTCCCTATACAGCCTACACTGTTTCAACCTCTTCTATCGATGTATCATTTACAAGAGCTGACTACCCGATTGATTCTCAAGGATATCCAAGTCCCCCAACTAACAATGACGGATTTTATTTTCAAAAAGGTGAAGGTTGGTATGAATCAACACCCCAACATAGGTCACCCGAGGTTTTGAACATAAGTACCGCTGTAGTTACGGGCAATAGTCCCTCGATACAAACTTCACTCGAACCATTCAGTTATGGGGAAAAATACTTGGATAGGTTCAGAAACTTCCCGTACATAGGAATGGGTTTTGGTTTACAAAAAACAATTGATAATAAAAAATCTTGGGTAGATACTCAAGAAATTTTAAGAAAAAATAGTGACGGAAATTACGATTCTTTTTATAAGGCTAGTGAAGAAAAATTAATAATGAACGTTAAAAACGTCGACTTATTTTTAAATCCTGCTCAAGCACTTGTTTACGATGTATGGTATCTTTCTAAAACACAAGATTACCCTATACCATACAATGGACTAACACCTTCATTCACAGTTTTTGATGTTGACAATACTATAATTGACCCCAAACCTCAAATCAAAGATTTCTTCGAATTTAAAGAAAGTTTTTGGAGAAACATGATTAATGTGAGAAATAGACAAATATCTAGTGACGGTAAGACAGGTGGATATCCATTTTTACAGAATATATTTTATAGTTACTTAGAGAGTGAACAAGATGCTGGAATCCAAAACAATGGGTTCTCTTATACTAAGATGATTGACTATGTTAATGGTATTGGAAATTTTTGGGTTAAACTCGTAGAACAATTTATACCTGCAACAACACTTTGGAATACAGGAACAAGAATTGAAAATTCAATATTCCATAGACAAAAGTTTTCTTATAGAATGCAAAGAGGATGTCTCCCACTTGAAGTCCAAATTTTAGGACCACAAGTTTTGGGGGGATTTGCACCGGGAGGGTGTCCGGCTTCTTTGATGAGTTTAGTATTGAAATATGATGGAAATTTGATACAATCTAATTTAGGGACTCTTTCTAAAACAATAAATTGTAAGGGATTGAATCCGACCGTTCAAAATTTAAATTATGCATTTGAAATAGTTGTTGTTAAAAATGGAATTACTTACACCTTTAATTATACAGATACAGAAAAATATAGTTACCCTACACAAGTAATAAAAGAGGCTCAGTGGACTACATTTGTAACACAAGGTTTGGGGTATTTAATGGGTGAATTTGCAAGTGCAGGACTTACAGCATCCTATGAATTAAATGAATTAATAATTACTTCAGAAGATTGTTTGATAATAGAGTCAATCGACTTTAATTTGGAGTATAAAAATGTAAACTTCGCTTGTTTGTAACGTATGGCAAATATTTTTTATAGTTTTAGTCTCACTGGTGACTGTAATAATACAGGAGCTGGAGCCTTTTCATTATCGTATGAAGCGGTTGCAAGTAGTGTATACGCTTATTGGGTTGACCCAATCTCAGGAGCATCTTTCTCATCAGGATTAATATCCAATCCATATGTTGTTACAGGGTTAACAGGGGGAAGTTATAGTTTGATTTTGACTGACAGCTCAACAAACCAAAGTGAAACCCAACAAAATGTTAATATTTTTGTAACTACAGGTTGCGGCGTTTCACTTGAAACTACAACTAATAGTCTATGTGGACCTGCAAATGGAGCATTAAGAACCAATACTACACAAAATGATGGAACAAACACCATAGTTCTTTATAGTGGAGATAGTTTCTACAGAAGTGGAACAACAAATACCAATTCAATTTTGTTCCAAAGAATTACAGAAGGGGCTTTCTACGCCAAAGTAATTGATTATGGAGGATGTGAAAGTTTTAGTAATACTGTAATTGTGAGAGGTTCAACACCTTTAGATTTTGGATTTTATGTAATTAATAGTACTGCTTGTCTTGTACAAAGTGGAAGTATTTACATTACTGGCGCAACAGGTACAGGACCATTTTCTTATAGTTGGAGTGGAAAAAATGATGTATATTCAGCAACTACTAACTTTGTAACAGGAGTTACACCTGGATTTTATTCATGTACTGTAACTGATTATTACGGATGTGAAGTTACAAAGTTCACAAGAGTAAATTATGCAAATCCAATGGCTCTTGTTACTTATAGTGTGACTCCCCCATCTTGTTTTGTTTCTGATGGGTCAATGACATTTATATTTTCGGGAGGGGCTGCCCCATATTATTACTTATTAAGTAATGGAGACTCACAAATATTACTTTCAAATCAAGTTACCTTTACAGGACTTACTGCTGGTAATTATACCTTAAATGTTACTGATGCGGGACTTTGTACTACCTCGGCAACTGCTGAATTACAAATACCAAATTCATTTAGGGTTATAAGTACATCTCATGGAAATCAAAATTGTGCGGGGTTTGGACTTATAAATGTAAGTATAGATGGAGGTACTCCCCCTTATAAATATGTTTTAACTAACCCTGCTGGATTTGGGTTAACTCAAAACTCGTTTTTAAATCAAACAACTTTTAGTTCACTTCTTGCTAATACCTATACGTTGAGTATAACCGATGCTCTTAGTTCTTGTACTTACACTGAACAAATAGTTGTAGAAAAAATTATGAATTTTGACTATAACTTGACAGTTGGCGCAACTACCTGCGGGTCAAATAATGGAAGTATTACAATTGACATAACTGACATAATAGCCACAGGAACAAGTTACCAATATTCATTATCTGACGGAGAACAAACTGTTTTTACAACAGGAACTACTTACACTTTCACAAATTTACCAAATGGAAATTACACTGTAAATGTAAGAGACAGATACAATTGTTTAGTGACTAAAAGGGCTAACGTTGCAACCTCTGATATATTGAGGGTAAATTTGTATCCCACAACTTGTTTTGATGGATATTCGGGAACTATTACTGCATTAATCAGTAATCATGACGGACCATTTAATATTACGTGGAGTGAAAACACTGGAGGTCAAACTGGAATTTATGTTACAGGATTGACAGCTGGCACCTATTCAGTAACGGTAAGTGGTGAAGGTGGATGTAGTAATATTGCAACAACTGTTGTTAGTTGTAATCCAATATCGGCAACTAACTATAGTTTTAAATATAGCTCAGGAGCACCAACAGTTAATCCAACTGGTAAAAAATCATTGAAAAATTTGATGTATTCGGGGTATACATCTTTAGTTGAAGATGCTGTAAATTGTTCATTAAGTAGTGCGACGTTTTCAGTTAGAATTACAATTGCCGGAACACCATATCAGTTTCCATTTTACTATACTCAGACTTTTGATAGTATACCTGAATTAAGTTACTTTGCAGGAATAATAGAAACATCAATTTTATCGATACCAAATATTGATAGTTGTAATATTGATGTGGACAATAATATAATTAATATAGTATCTTCGGTTAACAATAATGTTGAAACCTATAAAGGAGAGTCTGTATCATTTACAATAATAATTGATTATGTAATTAATTGTAATTCTGTAAATGGAATAATGTGTGTAACTCCTACACCAACTCCAAGTGTAACCCCTACGTTAACACCTACACCAACTTTAACGCCTACACCAACTATAACTCCTTCTTCTTTACAACCAATTTATTCTACATTCTATATCTACAATACCACTGATGATGTACTTGATTGTTACCCTGTTACTCAGTTCTTGTTTAGTTCATCAAGTGGATTAACAAGTGGAGACACAGTGTATACTGATTTGTATGGTACTTCTTATTTTGGTTCTCAGTTTGTCGACAATGGAACTCTTTCAGGATACACCTTAGATTTTGGAGGAGTAATTACTGGTGTTACATCGGCATTTACTTGTAATACTTTACTACAACCTGCGACATATTGCTCAGTACCAAATTACTATTACATAGAAAATAGAACTCCAAATGTTGCGACAATTGAGGTTTCACCAATTTACATAGGACAACCAACTTCCTTTGATTTAACTAATAATACTGCTGTCTATGGATGTTTCTGTGGAATACCTTCAGTATCGGGAAGTTCTTATGGTATTACAATAAGTGGAATTACAACATGTACGATAAATTAATAGATGGCTCAAATTACAATAAATACAATAAGCGGGTCACCTCCGTATAACATTTATGTATGCGATGTTAATCAGTCTTATTGTGAACTTACTCTAACTGGAGTAACTTCTGTACCTCCACCCATTACACTTACCATACCATCAGCATTTACTTATAGTCCTATAGTTTTAATTAAAATTATTGATAGTAGTGGATGCACGACTACCGAAACTTATAGTTGTGTTAGCCCAACACCGACACCATCTATAACTCCAACGCCATCCATAACACCTACTATAACCCAAACTCCCACTCTTACACAGAGTATGAGTACCCCAAATCCAACACCTACAAATACTTCTACTCCGACACCAACACAAACTCCAACTATTACTCCCTCGGCCAGTCCCATTGCTAGAACTAATGTTGCTTGGCTTTTTATTGAACCAATATCAGGAGCTTCTGAAATCGGAAACTATATGTACAGTCAAAATTTAAATTTTTTGGGTTTCTCTAACGGGACATCCCCATCTGAGGATACGGTTGAATTTCAAAAAGAAATGAATGCTTACATGAATTTTTCAGGATGGACAAATGATTTCGTAAGAACAGGGTCATTAATTTCAATTAGTAATACAGGTTTTGATAATTCTGGAAACTTTCAAACTTCAGGAAACTTTCAAACTATTAGAGTAATTCAAAATTTAATACAGTGCCCCGCTTGGTACACATTTATAATTTCCACCGGATTAACAGGCTCACTTTACCAAAAGAAAATTGACGTAAGTCAAGGAGAACTTCATAGTTTTTATTCAGTTAAAACTGACTCATCAATCTACACAAGAGGATTTTATTATACAGGTTCAACCTATTCTCAAACAACTTACCATGTATATACCACTTTCCCATCAACAGAACTATTATTTGATAATTCATTAACTACTTTGTATTTCAAAGGGAATTCAATTGGAGCATAATTATATAATATGTCACAACTTCCGTATAAAAATCCAAATAGTCCAATTCAGTCAGTAGGTACTCCTTCAGTATCTAACACTACTCTATTTGGAACTCACTTCAGTATTTATGGAGTCGGTGGGTACATGGAAGTATATAATGTATCAGACTTATATTATACGATTCCTTCTAATACTTACGGACTTATTCAATATAGTGGTAATACAATTCCAATTAGTTTTTCTAAAGGAAGTGGAACTACTTTTTCACTTGATACATTAAATCTTAATTCAGATTTAATTTCATCTGGTAGAAGAAGACTTGGTATGTTAGTCTATGTTTACGAAACTGACCAAATATATCAGTTCTTAATTGACAACTATGATACACTTTGGTCAGCGGCAACGGCATCAACAGGTACTGTTGTTAGTAACCAATTCGGTACAATAGTAAGAGCAAATTCAAGTGAGAACCAAAGTTTTATAAATGCTTGGACGGGAAATACTGTTGAAGGTATAAGTGGAGTAACAAGGTCAACTGCGGTTTGGAAAAAACTTGTAACCTCAAGTGGTGGAACAATATCAGGAGATTACCTACCATTAAGTGGGGGAACCGTTACGGGTAATACAACATTTACAAGTGGATTAAC